TGCCGCCGGGGACGCCGTCGCCGATACCAGCCGTGCCATATGCTGACGGCCCGGCGATCGGATGCGTCCCCATGACGGTTTGCGGGGGCTGCGTCGCCATGTCCTGCGCCATGCCGAGATTAAGCGGCAGGCTGGGCGCGGCTTGGTTGGCATAGTAGCTGGCGGACTTCGCTCCGAACATGCCCATCAGAGCGCTCCGTAATTCACAGTGGCGAAGCCGTTGATGCGTGGACCAAGCGCCCAGGGGCGAAGCCGCTCAACCTCATCGGCCATCACGCCGGTTGCTGGCTCGCCCCAGATGTAGGTCCACGCATAATGACCAAGGCCGTCAGCGAACTCGCCGAGCTTGGTGATGTTTGTCTTGAGGCGGCGGTCTGAAAGCGCCGCCGCGCCGGACATCACCGATCCGGCCCCCTGCAACAGCCCCCCAATGCCATTGGACTGTTTCTGCGTCCCGCCGTTGAACATCGCGGCCTGCACGTCGGCAAGCGACTGAAGCCCGGTATATGGCAGCGCCGCGCCAAGCTGGGCGGTCGAAAGCAGCGGCGTCACCCCAAGATAATCAGCCGCCGCGAGCTGAGGCGCCATGCCCGCAACCTGCTGCTGGTTGGCACGCTCCTGCGCATAGTTGTTGGCGTTCAGGCCGCGAGCCGTGTTGAAGTCATTGGCCTGCAAATCACGCACCTGCGCGTTATCCGCCGCCTGCGCAGCCTGAAGCCGATTGAAGTCGTCCACCTGCATCTGGCGAACATTGTTGGCATCATTGTAGCGCAACCCGCTCTCATTGCTGGCAAGGCCCCTGGTCAGGGCATTGATGTAGGCCGTGCCGCCGAAGCTGCCACGCGATCCAAACCCTGACGCGACGTTGTTCTTCACATCCTGATTGGTCGTGTTGATAATGCTGTCGAGGAAGCCGTTCGGGTTGATGTTGGGGTTGGCCTGAAAACCGTTCCACGTGCTGATATTACCGTTGGTGGTGGCAAAGGGGTTGCCGCCCAGATATTGGCCGCCGAGCACGTTCGAGCCGTAATTGGTTGCCGCCGTGACATTCGGGTCGCCGGCCTGATATTTGTTCACGAGCCCAGGAATGAGGCTCTGAACCTGATCGGTGATCGCCTGCTGCGACGGCTTGTTCGCGTTGTAGACGCTCGTCGCCTCATTGGCCGTGTTCTGAGCAATAGGCTGAGCCCATTTCTGTCCCGAGCCCGAACGAGAAGTAGATCCGCCGGAAATTCCCATAGTCTACTCCAAATATTTCCAACGGCGGCGGCCGGTTATGTCGCAAATGTGCCGTGGGCTTAAATCGTATTCCAAACCAAGCGCGGTGGGCGTCATTCCGTTAGCCCACTTTCGCCTGATTGATCGAACTTGACTTTCAGTTAGTCTCGACATGCCGTTTCGGCTGCCATGATTATTTGTGCCGTGCTGGAGGCGGTCCGCTCGATTTTCCTTGCGGGTTGCCCAGCGAAGATTGTCCGCCTTTGGATTTGTTCGATCGCCGTCATTATGCGCCACATCATGGCCATCGGGACGCGGCCCGTGGAAAGCCGCGCAAACCAAAAGGTGAACGGCGACTGTGCGGCGAAATCCGCCAGCCTTTCCCAATCCAACCTTCGGATATCCCGTTTGAAGGCAAATACTTGGTTTCCGGAGCTTTCCTTTGTAGACGATGGCTGTCGTTCTACTTGGATTGCGCGGATGCGGCTGCATCCTCACGCGATCCAAACTCCTTATCCGCCCAAGCGAACTTGCTTCGTAACCCTCTCAACCCGGGATGGGTCGCCACTCTTCGGAATCAATGATATTGGCTTCGTCAGCCATGGCCGCACCTCCAATGCGTTCGTGGTTAGAGCCGGGCAGCGTTGGCGCGCTGTTCCGGCTCGATTTAATTACTGTAATTCCTTCCTAAGCGCCACTTGATAAACGAAATAATCCTTCTTGAGCCGCGCCCAGCCTGGACGGCTCTCGATTGCCGCAATGACAGCGCCGTTTTCCCTGCCCCACGCTTCGACCATCGGGGATATGTGCAGAATCTCCGCAAGGTCGCCGGTCGCAGCCATGAAATGAACCTCAACAGCCCCGCCGGGATAGGTCTTCAACTCAGCAAGGATCGCCGCCTTGTCGCTGGCCCAAAGCCGGAACGCGCCTGAGCGCACCTGATCGTCGAGCCACCACAATGGGTAAAATCGCTCGTCCAGTATTCTCGCGAAACCGTCCCTGAATTTCAGATACTCAGGCCAGCTATTCACCTCAGACGGTCGCTTATTGCCTGCACCGCATTGGCCAGCGCCTGCACTTGCGCCTGCGTCGGCGGATTGCTGATAGTCGGGGCCGTGTAGATCGTGGCCCCATCCTTCTGCACCGTGCCCCGAATCAGGGCATTGATCGCGTTCGCTGCCTTCCTGACCCATCCCGGCGCGTCCTCAACCTGGACTTGGGGGATCAATGGACCGCCCCCGCAACGCCGGTAAATTCAGCGCCCAGAAGATACGACCAATCCGTCCCCGCGGCGATGTCGATCTCCGGCCTCAGATAGCGGTCGTTGACCCTGATCGGCATGTCGCCATTCGGAGAAATATAGGTGTAATCCTCGGAGCCGTAGATTTCCCCCAGCCTCTCACCTGAGAAAAGCCGCAACGTCACTCCATCCATGGCATCTGTGAGAGGCCTTGCTATCCTCAGTCGTGATTTGCGCCCCTCGGATAGCTCCATACTTCCCGGCTTGAGCGATGCCGCCAGATTGGGGCCGGAAAGCACGTTGAACGCCCCGTTCAAACCTATAAACGCCGGCCTCGGTTGCCCGCCCGCAAAGATCGGGTGATCGAGCGAATAAGGCACATGGTCTATATCGCCATACAGCGCGTCGATCTGCGCCAGCGTCATACTCTGCGTGAAGAACTGAAACACCGCCTGCACCGGGATTTCCCAGGTCGTCCAGCGCTGGATCGTCCAGTTATAGCAGAACACCCGCCCCGGCATGCACCACAGCACCAGCGCCCGCTCGGGATCGATCGCCGTCCACATATTGACTAGATCGGCCGCTGAATAAGCGTCGCGAAACGTCTTATCGACCTTCTCAATCCCGATCGGCGCGATCTGCCCCGCTTGAACCTGAACGAAACCCCTGTCCGACCAGAAAAACACCAGATCCCCAGCCTGGGCGACCGACTTCTCCGCCGCACAGCCATAGTTCGAAGAAATAGTATCAAATTGAAACGGATCCGTCGCATCGCCGGTGTAGGTCATGCGGGTGATCGCGAAGCGCTGGAGGATCAGGCCATATTCGCCGCCGGTAAGCCCCATGATCTTGCCGCCCTGGTAGATCGGCTGCTGTCCCGCCTGCCCCGAACTCCAGACCGTATGATCGCCAATGTCGGACCATGCGACGGTGATCGCATCGCCCCCAGCCCGCCCAAGCACCACAAAATCCCTGACGACCGCGACGAGGTCAGCAGTCGGCGGAGATCCACTGACTGCCGCAGCCGTTCCCAGCAACAGATCGAAGTCCACAGGCGCTCCGCCATTGACGCAGACGATATGGTCACCGAACTGCGCGAACTGCCAGAACGTGTTGACCGAGAGCGACCCGATCACGCTTGTCCAACTCCCCCCGGTGAGCCGGTAGAGGTTGGTGCTATTGCCCGCCAGCACCCTCGGGCCTCCGGTTGAACTGATGAAGGCCGCCGCCCCCTTGAATGTCCCGGCCAATGCCGGTGCGATCTGCGTCAGGCTCTTGACCGGCGAATAGCCGTTCGAGGTCGCATAGACGTTCTTGGCCACCGACAGGTCGTTGGTCAGGAATGGCGCTGTGTCGGGGCGATATTCCCCGAGCAGCCACCTCAAGCTTGAACTCCCCTGATATGAACCTGACCCCTAGGAGCGAGGGGAGCGCCGCCATAGCGCTTCTCGATCCCGAGCATGTTCAATTCCTCGATCCACTGCTCAAGCTGGACTTGAATGTCGCCGGCACGCGGGTCATTCCAGCCGTAGAACTCCGCATGCGACAGCGCCGCGAACAGATAGATGTCGGGGTGCTTCTCAAGCAGCCAATTGGAGGGGTTCGAGCTTGAAAGCGGCGTCAGGTCGCGCTGGTAGGTCAGCACGATGTTGTACTGCTTGTCAGGGGCTGGCCCCAAGACGAGTTCGTTGCCGATAATCGTGTAATTCTGCGGTAATCCCGTTTCATTCGACCATTGCTCGTTCAATTCGAACGGCGTCAGATAGATCAGGTCCTGGCGCGGCGTCGTATCGAGATAGATGGCGCGTACCGACAGGAAGTCGGCAGGCAGCGCGACCATCAGAAGTCCTCCAATATCGCAGCGTACTGCGCATAGACATGCGAGACATCGGCGACGTTGATCGACACCGCGTGGCTGTCCGTGTCGATTTGATCTGCGACCGAGATTGTGAGGCTCATCACCCCGCTTACGGTCGGCGTGCCGGTGATCGCACCCGTGGCGACATTGAATGACAGCCCCGCCAGTAGGGAGCCGGTCAACTGGAACGACCGAACCCCATAGCCGCCGGTGACGGTCGGCGTGAAGTCATAGGCATCGCCCACTCGACCAGCCGGCGGAGTTCCGGTGATGACGAGATGATTGACGATCGAAACCGTGATCGGGTCGGAAATGTGCGGCGTATTGGCGGCGCCGGCCAGCGTTTCCGTGAGCGTGATAACCGGCGTTCCCAGCGTCGTGAACGTGCCGGACATGACCGAACCCAGCACGCTCAACGCGGCATGATCGCTCGAATCCACCGAGACAACCGAGTCCGGCGTCTTACCTAGGATAGCGACCGAAATGGGCGTGTTGACGATGAACGCAGGCGACGAAAGCGTGAGATTGACGAGCGTCGGCGGGGGAACGTCAAGCCCATTGAAACTGATCGTGGCTTCCTGATCGAGCAGGCGGTTGCAAAAATCGAGATCCTTGAGTCCGAAGCTCGTGATATTCGGGAACAGGTAAAATGCCCCTTCCGCCAGCAGGCAGGTCATGCCGGGTATCTTGTTCAACTCGGCATGCAGCAGCTT